CCGATTTGGCCGGTTCTTCTGGCGGAAGGTCGATGACTAAACTGTTGGCATCCAGCAATTTATTGATGTCGTCGGCAGAAATCCTCAACTCTGCTTTGATGTTCACAGTTGGTGTGGGATCGACCAACTTGTCCAACTTGTCGATGGCAATAGCAGTAGAGAGCATCAACTGACCCAGCGGAATACCATCCACCTCAGACTCCAAGCGTTCAGTCGCCTTGCTTACGAATGATGCGAGCCTGGCAGCAGTCTTGCGCTTGAAGGAAAGGATGTCGAGTTGGCCGGAGTCAGCGAGTTGATGTTTGATTTCAGTGACAGTCTTCGGCTCGACGGCGGTCAACTTGGCTGCCTCTGGAGAGGGTACGCCCTGCTTGAGCAGCTCCTCGATCCGCTTGACTGTAGCCTTCGGCAACTTCTTGCCAGCGTCCGGGTTGTTCTCAGCCAGACGTTCAAACTTCGGGTCAGTATCCATAAAGTCAATATGCCACCTTGACCAATGGAAGCAAGCCGGAGTAACACATCATATGCCTCTCATCGCATTACGTATTGAACCGCCACCTACGCACCAAGCTGCGCTTCGCATCCTCAAGAACAAGAAGACGGGGGCGATGTTCGTAGGCAAGATGGCTAAGTCCTCCGCCAAGAAGTGGGGCGTTGAGTTCACCGCCCTGCTGCGTGAGGCCAAGTCCAAGTTCCAAGTCAAGACCTACACAGGCCCGACCACAGTAGGGGTAGTGTTCGTCTACCCCCACACCAAGCAGTCCGCTAAGTCTGGGCATAGCATCCCCAAGGTAACCAGGCCGGACGTAGACAACCTAGCCAAGTCCGTGCTGGATTGTATGGTGGATGCCGGTTGGCTGGAGGACGACAACCTGATCGTCGAACTTATCCTCAAGAAGATTCATTCAGAGACGGCGCAAGTTGTCATTGACATTGACGATTACGTTGAGTAAACCCCCTTCCTCTCACCTATGAGCAAATACAACAAAATCATCAGCGGGCTGTCGTTCGCTGAATACAAGAAGAACCCCGGCGTTAACGCTTCTTACCTCAAGAAGTTCAACGTCTCCCCCCTGTTCGCTGAGACCGACACTTTCGAGTCGTCGGCTGCCACCGATCTGGGGAACTACGTCCACGCCTTGACCATCGACCAAGGCACTCTGGAGAACTTCGCCTGCCTGCCCACCACCGGGGAAGGTAGCAAGACCGCCCGTGCCAAGTGGCGCGACGAACACCCCGATGGCATCCTGCTGTCCCCCTCTGCGATGGAGCAGGGCAAGGCCACCGCTGACAAGTTGAAGGCGTTCCCTTATTTCGCTGAACTGATGGGTCGCACCGGCATCGACACCGAGGTGACCCTGTTCTGCGAGCATCCCAAGTACGGCTGGCCGATGAAGGCTCGCATCGATATCCTGGCGATGGATGGTGACGAGATTTACCTTGGGGACGTGAAGACTTACGGCAAGGCTCTGACCAAGAAGCAACTGTTCTGGGATATCCGTGACCGGGGCTACGACTTGCAGCTCGCCCACTATCGTCGCTGTCTTCAGATCGTCCTCAACAAGAGTCCCAAGGAGATGGCCCTGTACTTCTGCGAGACCGAGACGGCAGCCCACGACTGCGCCAAGGTCATCCTCGACGAAGGCTGGCTGGCCCACGCCGAACTCCGACTCGACGAGTACTACCGCCTGTACAACGAGTGCCACGAATCTGGGGTCTATCCGGGCTTCAACTTCGGCAAGCCTCTGACCCTCACGCTGGGAGACACCCTGTCGTGACCGCACCAAAGGAAGGGTTCGGCCTCTGGATTCCAGGGGCTGTCCTCTCACGCCTAGAACTCAGCCTGGAGGAGAAGTGCCTCTACGGGCTTCTGGAGGTCTTGGACGGGGGCAAGGGGTGCTGGGCATCCAACGACTGGCTTGCGAGCCGTCTAGGGGTCAGCGAGAGGGCAGTACAGCGATACCTCGCAAGGCTTGAGGAGGTGGGTCTGGTGGTCAAGGTCATCAACGAGGCCGCCGGTAACCAGCGCAGGGTGCAGACCATTGGATCGTATTCTGCCTCCTCCCCCTCACGCCAATCTGACGTGACCCTTACGCCAAGTTGTCGTGACCCTCACGCCAATCTGTCGTCCAAGAGTAGAAAAGAGAATAGAAAAGAGATAGATACAATCCCCTTACCCCTTCCTCACAGTGAGAACTTTGCCAAGGCTTGGGGTGAATGGATTAACTATCGGGCTAAGACCAAGAAGAAGTTGTCTGCCTTCGCCCAAGAGAAGCAACTTAAGCTGCTTGCCGTCATCACCGAACAGGAAGCGGTTGAGTGCATCAACCGATCTATCGCCAACGACTGGCAGGGTCTGTTCCCAGAGAAGCGTAATAGTAAACCTTTTACGAAAATCTTAACCCGTGAAGACCACAACAATGGATTCTAAGCCCAAGCCATTCTGCAACGGATGCCAAGGGCCGTTGACCCCTGTGTACGACCCGGCAAAGAAGGTATTCATCACCAAGTATTTCACGTGCCGTGCTTGCGCTGACTCCGGCAAAGCGACATACTGGGATTACCCTTTTGAGTATGCCAAAGTCTTCGAGAAGCACGGGTACATCTGGCTGGATCGTCATCCAGAATATCCCGTTGCGTTCATCGACACAGACATCACGCGCCTGCCTGAGAACCTCCAGCGAGCCTCGACCTGGACACCGGGAGACAAGGCAAGCCTGCTGCTCCACGGCACGACTGGAACCGGCAAGACCCGCACGGCTTGGGTAGTCTTCAATCGCCTTTGGTATAATGCTTTCCCCGACAAGGCGGTGTGGCTGCCGATGCGTAAACTTGAGATGGCAATCGAGAAGGGGTTCGATGACCACAAGCACGGCCAGGTCTTGGATTACTTCTGCAACGTCCCGCTGCTCGCCTTCGACGATCTGGGGAAGGAACGACTGACCGCCCGGATGGAGTCCGACCTGTTCGCCATCCTCGACGAACGCACCAGCAATCTTCGCACTACAATTATCACTACGAATTATAATGGCACTACCCTCCTCGACAGATTCAACAACAAAGAAACAGGGGAAGCATTCCTCCGTCGCCTCCGTGAGTACTTCACCGCAGTTCACTCTTAAGCAGCTGGACTCCGCCTTCCCCCCTATGAGGTGGTTGGTCACCAGCCAGAGCCGTAAGAACGTGGCGCATAGCGTAGACCTGTACGCCGGGAGCTGCACGTGCGAGGAGTACGTCTTCCGTCTGAATGGCAAGGACAGCCAGGTTCCCCCTGCCCTGCGTAAGTGCAAACATATCCGGGCCGTGCGGGAAAAGGTGGCTGATATTATAATCGAATACAATGTGAAGATTCGTGCTTGACCTTTACTCACACTGCTCACAGACCATTCACATCCTTATGCAACCCGATATCCAAAGACTGGGCTTTGAAGCCTGGGCAGACAACGTAGTCGTCAACGTCCTTGAGAACTTTCAAGGCAACTCCACCGGCGATCTGCGAATCCAGAATGAGAACGTCGATGTCAACGTGACTGTAGACGACAACAACATCCACGTGGTCGTCCGGGCTTACGTGTGTGGCGCAGGCTGGAACACCCACGAACGAAACATCAAGCGATGAAACACCTCCTCTCATTCCTGCTGGCTGCCGTGTCCTGCGAAGCCAAGTCAATCGTTGACGCTGACCTGGTTCATAAGGTCGGCATCATCGAATCCAATCTCAACGAGGATGCCATCGGTGATGGCGGGAAAAGCCGTGGGGCTTTCCAGATCGGGCAGAGGGCTTGGGCCGATGCCGTAGCCTACAGCATCTGTCACGGAGGCCCACACGACCCCGGCCTTCCCGTGGACTGGAAAGAGTACTCGATGAACTACGACATCGCTCATCAGGCAGCTGAACTTATCCTGCGTATGCACGAAGACCGAATGATTCGTAACAAGATTAAGCCGACCCCGATCAAGTTGTATATGGCCTACAATATGGGCTATCATATGGCCTCCTCGTTTGGGTTTAATATGAACGTGACTTCCGGCAAACGCAGGGCCATCCTCCTGCGAGCGTACAACATCCTGTCCAAGTAATTTCCCCCAATGAGCAACCCAGCAACCGACATCAAGTCCCTCACCCGTCTCATTAACCAAGAGGCGGAGCGAGTGGAACACACCATCAACAACCAGCAGAACCAGATCGTCTACTTGTCTGACAGGTTGAACCGACTGTTCCACTCCCTGCGCCAGTTCAATCAGCATCACGGGCGTGACCTAGACCCGGATGTCCTCGACGCATTCAATGCGACCTGGCGTTCCTACGAGTCTACGTTTGACACGTGGCAGTCCTATCAGAAAGACTCCGACTCCAACATCGCCTCCATCTTCAACATCGATCTCGAATAATTTATGTCCAACGATACCAACCCAATGAGCAACGAAATCATCAACAAACTCCGCGCCCCGTTCGGCCCTGACCGAATCGAGTGGCGACTCCAGTCGTCCGGCAAGAAGCAGGACGGCTCCTTCTGGGCGAAGTGCCTCGCCTACATCGACAATCGTGCGGCGATGGAACGCCTCGACGAAGTCTATGGTATGAACTGGTCGCACTCCGAGGAGTTCAAGCAGATCGGCAATCAGGCTGTCTGCACTGTGACCATCACCATCGAGTCCCGCAACGAAGGCGTGGCCCTGTTCCCCTATCGCTCCGTCACCGGCTCTTGTGCCGTGGAAGCCAACGGCGACATCGACCCGTTCAAGTCTGCTGCGTCTGGTGCTATGAAGAGGGCCGTGGTGAACCTGGGGATCGGGCGCTATCTATATGACTTGCCGGAAGCCTGGGCGGTCATCGACCCGAACGGCAAGTATCAGGGTGCGACCAAGGACAAGCAGTACTTCAAGTGGAATCCTCCCCAGCTGCCTGCGTGGGCTGGTGGTGGTGCTGACACTAACTACGTCGCCAACAACTCTCACCACGAAGAAGTCGCCAACGCTCCTGCCTACGTCGCCTCTAAGCCTCAAGGCTACTCCACTCCGGCCCCTGCCCCTGTCGCCTCTGACGGCACGTGGCGTACTGTGGTCATCCCGTTCGGCAAGCAGCAGGGTCAGACCCTTGGTCAACTCAACCCTGCCTCCCTCAAGTGGTGGCGCGAGAACTACCAGCCGAAGCCTTACAAGGGTAAGATTTCGGACAAGGACAAGGCGTTCCGTCTCGCTCTCGACCAGTCCGCTGAAGCCTATCAGCCGATGCCCGGACTGCCCACCGCCTCCAAGGAGGAGGTCATCATCGACGAGGAACCGGCTGACGACGTTCCGTTCTAATCCTCAAGTACTTTCCTTATGTACGAAAACCACAAACCCTACGATCCGCAGGAGGAGCCGAAGTCCGTCGATGGCAAGACGGGTTCCGGCAACTCCACGGAGTTCTTCTCCTCACTCCAGACCATCGACCAGAACCTTCTGACCGATGACGAGATTCTGGAAATCCTCCGCTTCGCAATGGGCCGTGAACAGGCCCGTCGCATTAGCGAACTCCCAGGCCAACAAGGATGAGCGATCCATTGAACCCCAAGCGGATTAAGTCCGTCTCTTTGGAAGTGACGATGATGGAACGCATCGGCGAACTCAAGGCCGAGGTCAAAGCCCTCCGCGCCGAACTCGCAGACGCACAAGAGAGCAACCACATCCTCAACGAAACCATCGCAATGATGCGTAAGGAGGGCAAGCAGTCGTGAGCGACCATCTACTACGAATGGTCGGCCTAGACCCGGCCAAGGTCAGGGCTATGATGACCCCTGTCGAACAGCCCAAGCCCAAGGGTGGCCGTCCTGTCCTCAAGGCATCCCAGAAGGTAGTCTTGGCATACGAGATGATCCAGAAGACTGGATGCACTCTTGAGGGGGCAGCCAGGTCCTATGGAATAAAGGTCTATGCTATTGTCCAGTACGCCAAGCGTGAGGGTAAACCTTACATCTGGAACGCTGAAGGCCTGGACAAGAAGGCAGCTGAACTGGTGGCGCGTGGAGTGTTCACCAATATCCGGCACGGACTCAAGACCCGTGTCGCCTATCAACTCGCCCTTAAGTACGGGGTCAGCAAGGCTTGCCGTATGGCTGGCACTTCCCGCCGTGGCCTGTACGGATACTGCGAGCGTTATAACCTCAAGACTCCGGCCAGAGAAACCGGCGCTATCAGTGTACATTAAGTTTCACAACCACCTGTTCAGCGGGATGAAGGTGGGCGAACGCACGTTCGATGTGAACGTCTCCATCTCCTACTACTGGGACGAACCCCAAGAGGGCGAACTTGAGGATGCCTATGTCGAGGTAGATGACTTCTCCCTTGGAGACATCTACGAGCAGCTCCCCGGTGGCAACCAGATCGTCATCACTTGGGACGACCCTATCCGCCTTGATATCCTCGACCAAGTTGACGATAGGCTCGATGAGGCTTTGATTGGCCTTACCAAAGACAATGAGTGATAAATACGACATCGTCGCTATGGGCGACAACCACGGCGACCTAGCCTGCGAGGACACCCTAGATGCTATTATGGAGTTCACCAAGCGGGTGCGACCCCGGTACAGGGTACACCTAGGCGATAACTGGGACTTCCGCTGGGCTAGGCGCGGGGTAGACAAGACCTCCAAGGAAGCCCGTGAGGGGCTGGAGGAAGACCTGGAGGCGGGAATCCGTTGGATCGAAAGATACCGCCCCACCCATTTTTTATTCGGAAACCACGACGACAGAATCCGGCAGATTATCTCCAGCACTGACTCCATCACGGACAGGGAGAATATGCAGGAACTCCTAGACAAGATGATGGGAGTCCTCCGCCGATCTGGATGCAAGGTCATCAAGCCTTATAACGTCAGCAGCGGACGCATCGTCATCGGCCCTATCACTTTCATCCACGGCTTCTCCCACGGGATGAACGCCTTGCTTAAAGATGCCCGGACGTTCGGACGACCTGGCGGCGGCTTCTGTATGGGTCACCTCCACCGACTGGAACAGTTGAATATCGAGAACTACGATGGCGGAGCTGCTTGGCTCTGCGGTTGGGCTGGTCGCCAGAAGGATGCCGAATACGCCTACAGGTTCCCCGGCAGCCTGCGCTGGCAGAACGGGTTTATGTATTTCAAATGCGATGGAGATAACTACATCGGCAAGCAAGCCCACCGCTTCGGTGATGGCTGGTATTTCCCAGCATAATAAACTTGCGTAATAATTACGCATCAACCCTTATCTAATTTCCTATGAGCAAATCACCATTTGAAGAACCTCCACTCAAGACCAAGTTCAACGTATTGAACCTTGGCGCTGGGGTGCAATCATCCTGCCTCGCACTAATGGCAGCTAAAGGAGAAGTCGGCCCTATGCCTGACTTCGCAGTCTTTGCCGACACGCAGGCAGAGCCTAAGAATGTTTACGACTGGCTGGACTGGCTTGAGAAGCAACTCCCGTTCCCGGTTATCCGGGTCACCAACGGAAACCTAACTGAAGAACAACTTAAACTTAGAACGAGCAAGGCTGGGACTCCTTACATCAAGAGGCTAACCCCGGTGTTTGGCCTAAGTCCACGTGGTGACGTGGTGGCAGCTATCGGAAGAAAGTGTACGGCTGACTATAAAATCAAACCTATCATCAAGCAGATTAAGGAGTCTTGTGGAATTAAGTGGGGTCAGAAGGATGTGACTGTCACTCAGTGGATCGGCATTTCCTATGACGAGATGCAGCGGATGAAAGATCCAGCCGTAGCCTGGACTCAGCATCGCTGGCCTCTTGTGGAAAAGAAGATGCGCCGGTCTCATTGTATTGATTGGATGAAAGCCAACGGGTATCCAGAACCACCTCGCTCTGCCTGCTATTATTGCCCTTTCCATAGCGATACGGAATGGAGACGCTTGCGAGATGAAGACCCTGAACACTTCCAGAAAGCCGTAGAGTTTGACTACGCTATGCGTGAGGTGGGCAAGAAGCAGAAGACACTCAGGATGGAGATGTTCCTTCATCGCCAATGCTTACCCCTAGATAAAATCGACTTTGATTCTGAGGAGCAGAAGGGACAGTTAAACTTTGACTTCCAGGCAGAGTGCGAGGGAATGTGCGGAATCTAATCCAATGATGCACTACCCAGAAGACATCGAAGAACGCTCTCGCAGCTTGGGCATCGACCCAGGCCGGATGCGTGAACTCCTCAAGGCCGGTTACTGTGACCCGTCTTACGACCTGATCCCGAAAGGGATTATGGGCCGGGATAATCCCAACAGAAACATTACCTTGGACAAGGCTGACCGCTGGGTTCTCAAGTGGACGCAGGGCGGTAAGCGCCAGTATAAGGTTCTGTCCAAAAGCCTGGAGGAAGCCCGTGCTATGCGTGACGAGTTCTTTGACTCAATCAACTACTACAAGGACAAGCGATGATGATTGAAGTTAACTACGTTCACTTTCATAACCTGA